CATCTGAATTTTCCCGCCGACCGCTCCAACCAAACGAGATCCGCAATGCATTAACCGGTGCATATCAAATCCTTTCAGGTGAGAAGATTATCAGCCCGACCAAGAAAGTATCAATTGATACCGAAATCTCATCTAACGCAAAAGGTACACCCGAGGATCTCGAAATGCTTCAACTCCGCTCCGCCGCCATTCCTTTGAATGCGATGGAGGCGGTTTCCAAACTCTTCAAGCCTGACCAATGGATAAACATCCAAGCGGATAAATATAATCCTTTTATTAAGACGGCGGGCGATTGGGGAATATCCCAAGGGGTAGGGCAGATGGAATTTATCAGCTACAATCCATTCAAGGATATCGGTCCTCGGCAAAAGGAGAATGCGGGTGAGCGGATGTATTTAGTCCATGAAATCGATGATCCTACCTGGACAAAGGCTGATCAGATTGGACCGGCACTAGCTCTCGAATCAATCTGCCCGCTCAAGATGATAGTCGATAGTGGCGGTCAGAGTCTTCACTGCTGGTACGATTGGATACCTGGTAAGGCCGAGCAGTTTAAACATATGTCGATGAAGCTCGGGGCAGACCCATCAATTTATAACTCTCCCCTCGGTTTAGTCCGACTCCCTTGGGGGACGAGAAAACCAAAGACCGAGAAGGGCGAGAAATATTCTGCCCAGCAACCAATCTTATTTTGGCGGGAATGATTAATACCCTACTTAAAGCAACCATCGTAAGACGGTTTATTAAACTGGGCATTAAGCCCGTTAAAGCGATGCATATGGCTGACCGGTTAGCCGAAGGGGATGCTGTTTTGCTTGTCAGAAATGACATAAATTTAAAGCCCCAAATAATTTTAACATTAATCAAAAATAACATAAAACCAAATAATACAGATGAGACCTGAAACAGACCCATATTATAAAGCACAGCTTAAAGCGGTAGAACTGGAATATATGCTCGACTCTCCAACAGTCACGAATATGCCAAACCGATCCATCGAGGTAACCAATGACGATCCGAAACCACTCCCCGACATTATGTCATTCGGACAGTGCATGGACTATGCAACGAACCCCGCCAATGAGCTTGAGGAGATTATTGAGGGATGTCTGCATGAAGGTTGCAAGATGATTATCTCGGGGTCCTCGAAAGCCGGTAAGACTTGGAGTTTGATTAACTTGGCCATCGCCGCATCCAATGGGATGCCTTGGCTGGGGATGCCGGTTAAGCAGAGTAAGGTCCTTTACCTGGACTTCGAGCTGAAGAAGTTCTTTGGTACTGACAGAATAAAGAGGGTAGCCAAGGCCACTTTTAACGGAGAGATTAAGCCTAACCATCATTTAGACTATTGGCCACTACGAGGGCATAGGACTGAACTCCTCGACCTCCTGACGAAGATCCGAGTGGATAAGCGGGAATATGATTTAATTATCCTCGATCCATACTACAAGCTGGCAACCGGCATAGACGAGAACGATGCCAAGGCAGTAGGTGAAATCGTTAATCTGATTGAGGATTTCTCCGAGGAAACCGGTGCCGCCATAGTATTTGCCCACCACTTCTCCAAAGGGAATAAAGCTGAAACCGATCATATCGACCGAGCGAGTGGCTCAGGTGTCTTTGCCCGTGATCCCGATGCTATCCTCACCCTAACCTCACACGAGGAAGAGGAACACTTAGTCCTCGAAACAACCTCCCGAAACTGCCCATTTGCCCCGCCCAAAGTCCTCGAGTTCTCTGCCGATACCTTCCCGCTCTTCCACCATAAGCCCGACCTTGAAGCCAAGTTTAGAAAGCCAGGGCAAACCTCCTCAATTCAAAAAAAGATAAATGAGGGCTTATGCGAGAAGTTTTTGGGGCTGTTGGCCGATAAGCCGATTTGCGGTAAAAAGAAGGCGATGGAATTACTCCAGGAGCAAACAAATAACGAAGTTACAAAAGAAAGAATGGACAAGATTTTGAGCATGACAAAAGCCCAAATTGAGATCGAAAAGAACGGTCCGAACAATTCAAATATCTATTCTCTGAAGCTAAAACTAGAAAGCGAATAGTTCAATTAAATAGTCAGAAGAGTGGTAGTAGTAGCCTATATAGTATACTACTACTACTACTCCTAGTAGTTAAAAAAAGGCTGTTAGTAGTGGGACGCTTGCGCTTGTGGCCTGAAGCCACACAAGCCCAGCCTCATGCCGGCACACCTCCCACTACATTGCCAGCCTTCAAGCTCACTCGAAAAGGAGATTAAAATGAATCATCAGCTTAACCGATTAACCGGCAGAACAGGTATCACTCAGCCTAACCATCCACTCGTTATAAATCCAATCCCGTCAAAGAGGTATAAATATATTAATCCGACAATCACAGCAAAGAGGGCATTCCAAGGAATGGCGGGATTGGCGGTTTTATACCCTAGCGTGCTAGATTATATGGATTGGAGGCTAAAAACGCTTCCTAGATGCCTTCCTGACGATTTTAGAGGCTATTCTGTTAATCTATGTCGGTGACTTCAGCTTCGACTACCTTCTCATCCTTCAGATTCGCCAGCTCTGCTCGGATCTCGTCCAGGCTCAGAGATTTCTTCACTTCGATGGTTTGGGTAGGTTCACCTTCATATTGCCTGTGCTTGTCGATTAAGATGCCGGTGGCGATTGGTAGGACTCCGTTTGGTATTTCATCATTGTCCAGCTTCTCGATCATCTTTTCGACTGCAAGCTGTGAAGCATGGCCGATCAATCCTCTCATTACTTTCTTCGAGGCTTCGATTACCTCTTTCTCTCGGGACCGAACCACAGCGATAGTATTGTGGGATACCTTTAAATCCTTTTTGATCCGACTGACCGGTATTCCATCGGTAAGCATTTGAACCAGCTTGGCATAGTCTCCTGGTCTCTTATCGAATAAACCTTGAGCGGTGTAGACTGATGGACAAGTCTCCTCGACTGTCAGGTTAGCCGGAAGGTTATCAGCTTCAATCGTTATCCTCTTTTTTTCGGTAGGCATTTCTATCGGTGCAAGCATTTAAACATTTAAACTAAATAAGTATTTGGTCAAGTACAATTAGACATAATCATTATTACACGAACCACTTTTTGAGCATTATCAACGACTTATGTAAATCGTATTACATTTTTACCACAAAGGAGGGGGGGAGGGGGGTCGGATTTGGCGGCCAGCCGATCACCGAGACCGATTGTGTCCCATAAAAAAATTTTCACCAATTGTGGGTAGATGCCACTCGAAAATGCTACAATCGAACTAATGCCACTTTCTTGGACACCGCACCCCGCCTTACCCGCCTTAACCACCGGTGAGATGCTGTCCATGTCCCCCGAAGCAATCCTCGCATACTGGGAGAAAAGGGAGGAAGCGATCAAGCTCGAAAAGGATGATCCATACCGCCACGGCTTTGAACTGGATACTTGGAAATTAGCGGATAAGGAACTGAAGACTCACTCGGAAATTCTGCTTATGGGAGGCAATCGTGCGGGCAAGTCCGAGCTTTGTGCGAAGAGAGTAGTCCAATCCCTCGTTGAGAATCCCGGCACAATTATTTGGTGTTTAACGGAAACATCGGCAAATTCGATCCAATTCCAGCAAAAGCTCGTATTCAAATACCTTCCAAAGGAGTTAAAATCGTTAGGCAGAGGAAAAGTCGGATATGTAATGTATTCACTTCGTAATGGATTTACGGCCTCAAAGTTTACTCTGCCTAATCGGTCTGAGTGCATCTTTAGAAATTGGAGTCAGGACATCAGCACAATCGAAGGAGGAGAAATCGGATGTCCCTCTCCACCGGCAACCGGCACCCACAACATTGGATTTTGGGCTGACGAATTGGTGCCAATGTCGTGGGTGAATACGCTCAGGTTTAGATGTGTCACAAGGTCGCATGAAAGTCCACATGATGGAGTAGTTCGCCCAGCAAGTGGCTTAATATCCTTCACCGCAGTAGACGGATGGAACTCGGTCGTAAAGAGTATGCTAACCGGAGCCCGCACCATCCAGTCAACGAAAGCGGATCTCCTGGACGGCGAAGAAGTCCCCCTCGTTCAGCAACCCATCCGCAAAGCCAGTTCAGTGGTTTACTTTCACACAGCGGCGAATCCCTTTGGCGGCTGGGCGGCGATGAAGAATCAACTGGAGGGTGAGAAGCGGGAAACGATACTTTGTCGCGCCTATGGAGTCCCTGTGCGGCAAAGTCGGGCTATTTTTCCTAATCTGACCGACAAGAACTTCGTATCCCCCGACAAACTCCCCGATTTCTCGGAAGCAAACTGGGTAATGTCAATCGATCCAGCCGGAGCGAAACCGTGGACAATGGTCCTCTTTGCCATCGATCCACATGGAGTCGCATGGGCGGTCAGGGAATTTCCCGACTTCGACACCTGGGGTGGGTGGATTGACTTAACGAA